AACTGTATTTCCTTTATCAGAGCAATTAAAACGACAAATACTAAGTGATGTTAGTTATTATATGGCCTATAATAAAATAAACGATCCAGCACAATATGAAGAAGTTGTTCGTGATTTAAACGATCCGACTTCTAACATTAAACTTAAGATCGAATATTTGATGTCACGCTTGTCTCCACAAGCTAGAACTTTTGATGGAACAACAGATTGGGTACGAATTAGAGCAGTTGCTAAACGCTTCTTAAAAAATCCTAACCCAACTTCTAAATAATTTAATCCTGTTTATGGCGCAATGCCCCCAGAAAGGATACTATGTTTGATTATACAAACAACTTCCCCATTATAAGTCCGCAGCCAGATGCGGATCAACTTAGGTTTAAAGCCTATGTTGAAACACCAGAATTTCTAGACACCATGCAAGGCCAAGGAAAAGTCATTGATGTCAATAAGATCAATCAGGCTTCTTCTTGGGGATACGCTTCAGGTCTTGAAGACGAAACAACTCAAGCTGAATACCGCAATGGTGTTAAAGTTCTCATGGCCGCAGACAGTGAAATGCGCGGATACATGGAGGATGTTGCTGGTTGGTTTGGATTAAACTGGTTTAAAGACGAATCCAAAGCTGCTGTAGTTCGTGGTATATTCATGGGTAAGAAAGATCCGCTGTCTCCTATTCAATATAGGGACAGCGAGCTTACCCCTGAAGCCCTTGCTACTACAGAACAAAATCTACAGATTTGGATTGAAGGTGAAAAGGGAAAGCCCGTTGATCCTAATAACCTAACACCAAACCAAAAGAATATTGAAAACGCTTGGAATAAACTTGCGTATGCCCGTGGCAAAACTAAGGCTAAGGAAACCCTTGGATACTCTCCACAGGGTTTCTTAAGTTCTTTAGTTGATGAGCTATCGGCTAAGTTTGATTGGCTTACAAACAGCAGTGAAGCCGAAGGAGCAGACTTAACTGATATCAACCAAATTAGATCTACTAGAGATCCTAACTTTGATCCAGTAGCTTGGTTTAATGGTTTTGCTGCAGACCCCACTGTACAAGAAGGATTACTGCAGTATGGTATTTCTGCTGATACTGTTGCAGGCGCTCCTAATGAAGACGCAGCAAAGTTTATTGTAGCTACACAGCTTAGCAAGAATGATCTACAGCGTAGGATTTCTCAATACACACCTAGTTGGACAGACGATGTAAATGTATTTGCAACAGCTATGATTAACGACCCAGATCTTATTCCGGGTCTTGCTTTAGAAGCTGGAGTGTCTACTATTGCTGGAACAATAGCCGCAGGACCAGTAGGTACTGTTGCTGGTGGAGCTATTGGTTTAACTCGCGGCTTTGCAAAACTACGGTCTATCTATCAATCAAGCCGTGCTGTTCGTGCTATTGCAGTGACAGCTGAAACAGCAGCCAAGCTTCCATTAGGCATGGCTCCTAGTTATGCCAAGAAGTTAGGGCTGTTAGGTGCTGTTGGTGGCGCTGCATCTTTAGGTTTAGTTGGCGGTGGACTGACAGAATACTTCCGACAGAAATCTGAAATTGCATATGCCGCTGCATCTATGTACTCTGATCCAGACGCACAGACTGAATATGATTATGAAGCTGTTGCTTGGACTGGTATAGTTTCAGGTATGTTTGGTGGTGCATTGTTTGGCTTAGCTCCAGCCCTTGCTGGAGCAGGCTTTGGTGCAACACTGAATCGAATCAAAGGTATTAACCTTGCTAAGTATGGTGAGCCTGTATTCAGAGACAACTACAATAAACAGTGGAGTCTTAAAGGTACACTGATTGGCGATTCTTTAACTTCGCTTAAGAATCTAAACAAAAAGGAAAAGCCAATTGTTGGTCCACCAGTTGATGAGAAGATGATGGCTGATGCTGAACTAAACGGAGTCAAGCCAGCAGATGAACAGGTTGTAGCTGAGACAGCAGAGCGTGTTGACCGTGTAGACACACGAAATATCGACTCAGCTGAAAAGGCAACAATCACACCAACTGAAAGCGCAAGCAAGCGGTACGATAATGAAAGCAAGGCTGACTATGTAAAAAGAGTTGGCGCTACTGGATTGGTTACAGACATTGTTTCCTTTTCCAGAGAGCTTGCCAGAATTATTCCTGATGCATTAGATAACCTTGTTCTAAGTTCTTCTGATTGGTCTAAGATGACCGCAGCCGATAAGATCAAGGTCTTGTCAGATGCTGAGCAGTGGATTGAAGCCGCCAAGAAAGCTGAGTCTCAGTCTCCAACCAAACTGACACTAGACCGAGCTAAGGTCTATGAAGTAATGGAAAAGCAGCGTAAGGCGTACATTAGAAACCTTGCCAAGACCATGACTGAGCTTGAGTACAAGCAGCTTAAGAAACAACTCAAAGGAGAAAAGGTTCTTGCTTTACCAGAAGCACTAGCTATTGTTCGCAACGATGCTGCTAGCAAAGCTGATCGTAAAGCTGCTGCAGATAGCTTAGCTGCTGATCTAGTAACCAAGGCTAGAGAACTGGCAAAGAATCCAGAGAATGCTCCAGCCATCAGAGAATCTGTACCAGCCGAAGTTCTAACTAAGGTTGATGAACTAGCTACTGAAATTGCTATTAGAGGGAATGTTTCAGCAGAAAAGGTAGCAGAAGTCCGTGCTAATGTTGCAGGCGAAACTCTTGTTAAAGGTGGAAAGCTTGACTTCATTGATCGAAGTATTAAAAGAGCTTTTGTACTGGCAAAGATTGATGACGGTAGAAAAGCAAAGATTCAGGCTGTCATAGACAACCCACAAGGTTTTGCATCTATTGTTACTGGTAATCAAGCCAATGCACAAAAGTTCTTAAACTTTACTAACAAACTCCGAATGATTAAGTTTATTACGGAGACAGAACAAGAACTATTGCTGGCTTCTGTTGTTCACTTAAACTTTGATGCCAGAGCTTTTGGTATTGAATATAAGCTAGACACAATCAGAGATAGCAATAACAAAGTTCGTGATACTTTTATTGGTCAGTATGATCCAGCTTCAAACACAATTACAATTAACAAAGGCTTTGTAGCCTCAAACAAAGATACAGCAGGAATGCTCCGAACCACGACTGTCTTACACGAACTAGGACATGCATTCTTCTATCATCATGCTAAAGGCGAAACTTATTTGGATGCATTACGGTTATACAACCGAAGCACTCTGTTGCCTATTGGTATAGACGATGCTAAGCTTATAAATGATCCTATGTTTGAAGATAGTTTCTTGCGCCCATATCACTATGCAAACGCAGAAGAAACCTTTGTTGAAACTTTTTCAAAGATCCTATTTAGTGAAGCAGAGTTTACTGTTAAAAACCTAAAGGCAGTTCAGGTTTCAATGGCTCAGTCTATACTAGACAAAATTGGCGAAAGCCTTGTGTTTGCTGCCGACTTGTTTGGTACTTCTGCACACTATGCTGCGGCTAAGTCAATTATGGAACGCCTCACCACCATCAACGCTAAACTAAATGATGGTGTGTCTGTCTCATCTATGACGGCGGAACTAGCTGAAGCTGTTAATAAGAAACTAGACCTAGCTACTATAAATCAAAACCTAGTCAAAAAGTTTAATACTAGTAGATACAATCTAACTCCTAAAGAGTTTGATTTACTATCTAAAGTTAGCTCTGATGATCCTTCATTCATTGTTGCGTTTACTGTTGCTAAAACAGAAAACAAACTTAATGGGGATTATAAATATTTGATGAATGCATATCTAACTTATAAACAGACACAACGAGCTAGCTTACTATTTAGGGTATCGCATGCATTACGCTTAGATAGTTTACTTATCAAACAAAAAGTATCAAGAGATCAACGACTAGCATTCTTTGAAAACAGCTATTTTGACGCAACACTTACCAGTATTGGAGAAGGTATTGCAGCACTGACAGCTGCTAGAGCGCCTACTTATCAAGATCGAATTCTCATAGACCTACCAAACAAACTAACTGGAGGTACATACGAACAGTATGGAGCTTCTTTCTGGTTAAGTGATGGCAAGGCTTTTGAACAAGCTATGGATGATCTTGGTGTAGACACATCAATTCTTAAAGATAGTTCATTCATTCAAAAGTCGTTGCTAGATTCAGTAAGAGACTATCTACGAGAGTTTGGTTATGAAGACATTAGTAATACTCTTGTTACTGCGGCAAGCCGAAAGTGGGCTTTAGAGTTTGCAGGACAAGGTTTGTTTAATGTTACTCGTCCAACCAAAGTCGAAGACATTATAACAGGATATGAAAATGTTCCTGACTCTTTAATGGGTTTTGCAGATGGAAAAGAAAACAAAGGATTTGATGCAGAAAAATATCCTTTTGTTTTAAGCATTAAACTTACTTTTAAAGATGCAGAAGGTAAAACAACCTCATCAACAGATTCGATCAAAGGCATGAATGCTATGCATGCTTTAGAAAGAGCTAAAAGAAATTGGCCTACTGCGTTAACTATTGAACAGGTACGAACACCAGTTTTAACAGACATTCGTTACAATGTTCTTCCACCAGCATGGGATAATGCTGACATTGCTAAGACTGCAATCTCAGATCTAATCCAAGCAAAGGCAGATCTTCCAGTAGTATTAGCAACTTTCCAACAGCATATTGATCCTGTCTTATTGAAGACAATACTTGATATGCTTAATACTGCTGGTGTCAAACCAGAAGAAGCTCTAGATAAACTACTTCAAGGTATTTACAATGGTATTGACAATGGCACATTTAACTATAACAGTATCACTAAAAAGTGGCAGACTGAACCTGTTAAAGTAAAGAAGCCAAGGAAACCAGCAGCTGCGGCTAAACCAAAAGTAGAAAAGCCTGCTGAACAAGTTAAACTTGAGGCAGCTGCCGCTAACAGTGAAGTCGTTACTATTGATAACTTAAACCAACACATTCAAAAACTATTAGAAGACTTCTCTAGAATTAAGAATGTAAATACTCAAGCTAAGTTAATCGACGCTACAACACGAATTTGGTTAAATGAAAAGAATCGAATCAGACAAGCTGTAGAAGCTGGTACAATCACAACATCAGAGCAACTATTAGAAGCAATTAAAAAAGCAGCTAAAAACTTAGATGGCGATGAAGGTAGACAGCGAAGAGCTAAGACAGTTGTAGATGAAGCAACAGGTGAAAAAGTCCGAGTACGAACCGATGTTGAAAGCTTAACTGATGCTGAAGGTAGGACTAAGGAAGGTGTTAGAGCGCCTGAGCGTATTGAAGTTGAAGGTATTGTGAGAGAAAACAAAGATATTTTCTTACAAGAGTATACTAAGATTACAAATGTAATCCCAGAGTTTTTAACTGCTGATGAGTATACTTTACTAACAACTTTAAACAATGTAGGAACAAACGCAGAAGCTGGTAAACTATTGGGAATTTCAGAAGCAACAGTTAGCCGACGCTTTAATACGATCAAACAAAAGTTTGGTTCGTTAATTAAAGATGCTGGTATTGATGCTGAAGTTCTGGCTAATCCAACACTTCTTAAAGAACAACTTGATTCTTGGAAAAAGAAACAAGAAACTGTTGTTAAGGAAGTAACTAAGAAAGCGCCTAGTAAAAAGCAGATTATCAAAAAGACTGAAGAAGCAAAGCCAGCCGAACTTCCAGAAGAAGGTGGTAAGCGAATTGCTGAGACAGCCGCTAGAATTGGTAAGCTGCAAAACCCAGATCCAACTCCAGAGCCAGTTCCTGTTAATACAACAGAAGCACAGCTTTATCGTGTATCTAGTGAAGTAACTGGTAACACTACAGAGCAAGTACTACGACCTGAAAAGCAGGCTGATGCTATCATTGATGGCTCACCAGCAAGCACTAAAGAAGCCGTAGTCTTTACTCCAAAGAAACCACTACTAACCTCTTTCAATACATTTGAAGAACTAGAAGCAAGCGGAAAGTTAAATGCTCTGGTTAGTTCTGGTAGCCGCTTTGGATTTGATGCTATTGTTCTTAAGGATGGCTCAGTCCTTCCAATGCCAAAGGTTGAACCAACTATAGTTGGTCGTGTTGAAAACAATAAACCAGTTGGACTTGAAACTGTTGTGTCTATTACCGTTAAAGGTAATGTACCAACTAAGAAAGTTTCTCCAGCTCCAGCAAAGAAACGAAAAGCAGCCGAAGGGCATCCAGTAAAAGTAAATAAGGCCGGAGAAGTCAAAGGCCCAGAGCCAACTCCAGCTAAGTCAGATGTTGTTAAGACTTCTGAACCTGTTCGTGTTGAACGAGTTATTAATGAAAACCGAGACACTCTACGAGAAAACGGTTTAGATACCAACTTCTTAAAGCGACTACTTACGACTTACTGGAAGATGATGAAGGATGTTGATATCGACAACTCAGCTCCTTATACCCCACAGTTTATGAGAGCATGGTCTAAGTTTATTGTAATCAATAAAGAGATCATGGAAGCTAACCTAAAGCTATTTGGAAAAGACAAAGTAGATCTATTCTGGAAAGAAGTAGACAAACTTCGGGCTGTTGAGCAAGTCAAGAAAACAACTCTTCCTTCTTATAAGGTACGATCTGATCGTGCAATATTTGCAGAAGCAGCTAACAAAGTGGATGCTAAGTTTATTCCTTTTGTTACTCCTGACTCAGTAAAGATGAAGGTAGTTGATGATGAAGTAATCTTTAGTTCTAAAGATCCTTTAGTACGAAGCATTATTTCTGAAAACAAAGCTGAGTCTCCTGTACCTACTCCTCCAGTTCCACCAGCTAAAGAAGCTGCAGCAGAAGAAGTTAAACTTCCAATTGCTGATGATGTCGAACTAAAAGAAGTAGCAGATATTTTAGAAAACGGAATTGATAAAGCAGAAAGCAATGCTTCTATGCCTTTAAGATTAAGTAATCTTATTGGTGCAATCTTTGGTGGTAGTAACCGAGAATCTGCTAACTGGTGGCGTGAACTTATGAACTGGATGGTTAATACCAGCCAGACAGCTTCCGCAACAGGTCGCACAATCCGTAGCATGCAGGCTAGAATTAGATTCCTATCTAGAATGTTTGATGACACCCGCGCTCAAACAGGACACTTAGCTGCTGCTGGTAAGTCCGCATTCCGTACAGCTCTTCAAGCAAAAGCCGATGAAAAACGACTGCTACTTAGAATTGCTAAGTATCAGATGCGAATTAACTCTTACTTGCAAGATAATGTAGATCAGCGAAAGAGTCTTATGCTTGCTATCTATCGAAAGCAAGTAGAGGGTTCTCAGCTTACTGATGCTGATATTCGTGCTGTTGGTATTACTGATCCTACTGTTGTTAGAACTTTAGTTGCTAACTCCAATGAGTTGCTAAAGGTTGTGAGAGAAGCTAATAGGACTTTCCTAGATCTAGAAGCAGAGACTGGATTAGTAAGAACCGTAGATAGCTACGGCAATCCTGTTGATGCTGATAGATGGGCAACTGTCCAGCTAGATCACGAAATGATTTCTAGACTTAGCCCTACTCAACGAGAAGCTTTAGTAAATGCTTTAGTTACTGCTAGAACAAACAGGAAGCTAAACGAAAAGACATTAGATATCAATACTCTAATTGTTCTTGGTTGGCTTGATGTAAAGCCTAACGCACAAATCAGAGGTACAGATCTATTTGCTGGTGATCGGGAAATCCGTTCTGGACTTGGGATCAATACCTTTAGCAAAGAAACTTTGGATAAACTACGCACAGGAATTACTTATCCTATTGGTACTGATCCAAAGAATATTCTTACAATGCTTGCTAACAAGGGACTGCCAAACGAATACTTTGTTCTCAAAGAGAATGGAGTACTCAATGTTTATAGGATTCCAAAGTTAGTAGATGATTTATCTGATAGTGATCTTATTCGCTATCGTGAAGCAATCCAAGGTAACACTGGATTGTATCATCCACGCTGGAAGGAATATCTCAAGAATCAGAATCTCATCAAAGCTGAGATGGAAGAAATGCTTGACTTCAAGACAAAGAGTGGTAAGTACTCAGAGTTCAATTCAAAAAACAGTACCAATATAGATAGACCTATAATGCGTACTGGTGCTGATGAACAAACAGCTCTTGCCGTTCCCGGCTTGATTCCTGATGAAGTCTTAGCTTCACCTGATATTACAGATGTAATGCGTACTAACATTGCCGAAGCTTATCACTATTTCTTGACAGGGCGGATGTTTGAGCTTCTGTTCCAGAGAGAGCTAGATAGACTTTTAGGCTCTAAGGGTATTAAGATTACACAGGTATTTGAATGGGCACATGCCACTACCATTCAAGATCTAAGAGATCTTGCTAAGCAAAATGGTTGGTCTGATGCCGTAGTGAATGCAAGAATACAAGATGTAACCCTAGGGATTAACCGACTTAAGGAAGAGTATGCACTCAATGCAGACACTTCTCCAACCATTCCTAATAAGGAACTATATTCAGCCCGTGCTGGTTTAGCTCTTATGAAGATGAAGGTTGCTCCCGGTTACATTATGTCTACCATTACCGAAGTTGCAATGGAGCTTTCAAAGTCCAATCCAATCGAACTTCCTGCCAATCTAATTGACAGTATTCGATTTGTGTTAGGTGATATTCGTGCAAAGAAGTCAGCCCTACTTGAAGAAGACATTGGTGACTTGCCTTTTGTTCTAGATAACTTTAAGTCTGAAATGGGAGATCGCTTCTTAGGCGAAACCGCATTCGGCGCTTTTGAGTTAGATAGCAAGCTACGAACAAAGTTTATTGATTCCTCTAAACCTTTAGGAACTGTAGACCGTGGTGTTCGTGCGCTTGAAACAGGAGCTAGAGTTGCTGAGTCATTAGGTTCTCTACAGGCTGTAACTAACTTTGTAAGGAACATGGCAGCAACCAGATGGCAACGCCGTATCTGGAAGCACATTAAGAAGCAGCGCATTCAGAAGTTACTGGAAGTTATGGAACGACCAGATATGAAGAAGTTAATGGATGATCTTCTCAAAGCTTCTGAAACAGACCCTGCAGCAGAGAGATTGCTATCCAAGAGATTTGTTGCTGAAGCCAGAAAAGCTGGTTTTGGTTTTGAACCACTAGAGGCTATGATATTCTTCCGCTATGGTTTAAACACCAAGGAAAAAATCAGACACCTTGAATACCTCATCAGCAAGTCTGGTGTGGATTCTAGTGGCCGAGTCAATATTAACAAAATGGTTAATACCTATTGGATGCACAGAAAGAATCCTGTTGCTGGTATTGACAACCGAGTACTTGAAGAAGTTCTCAGTTCCTATAGCTTTATGCTTGATGATCTTGTTGTTAAGACATCATCTCCTGAACCCACAGGGCTTGGTAGAATTACCAGCATTGATTCCAAGACAAGCTTTGGCAGACTATGGTATGCCTTGACTTCTTGGATCAGAGGTTATCAGGATAGCGTAATCCTAAACTATGCAGGAAAGAGTACACTCAATTACTTGGCTGGCTCTATTGTATTCTTTGGTGTAATCGACACCCTTGTTGGATTATTCAGAGAATGGGTAGGTGGTAGAGAGCATGAGGATATTGTTGATGAATTCACCAACGATCCTGCTAACTTTGCCATCCGTGTAGCCAAGGCTGCTCCTATCATGGGATCAGCCAATGCCGCACTGGAAGCCTTCCTTGGTGGCCTCAGTGCATTGTCCGGTGGCTCTTGGCGTTACTACGGTAGCCCACTAAGCTCCATTGGTGTCAATGCTGCTGGCTCAGCTACCAAGGATATAATTACGGGTACTGCAGAAATTGCTGGTCAATTCACCTCTGGAGACATGGATGGAACTAAGATGGTCAAAGGTCTGGGTGATATTGTTCCATACAATTCTCTGTTTAACCGTAGTCCCGTTGCTGTTCCTGTAAGAATGCTTGAGGATCTTGGAGCGTTGGATCAAAAGGGTGCTGTACAGAAATACCTAGATATGATTCAGCGAGATCCATATCCATATGCCAAGGCTCAACGACAGATGGCTAAGGCTGCACCCACAGGGATGACAGTCACACCTCAGCCTAGAAACCTTGCTCTTGAAAGACAGAGATATGAACAAGCTAGACAACAACAAATCAAAACCCCACCACCTATGGATTCGACCAGTGCCAAAGGAGTATCTGGTATCCTAGGGGAACTCCTTAGTGATTCCCAATAGTTGGGGCTATGGAAGATATACCATAGGTTAACCCCTAGGATATCCCCTATAGTTTGAATTTAGGTTTTGTATTGTCTTTGCTAACCTATACACCCCTAGGTTCCTTAAGTGGAACCTAGGGGATTCTTTAGTTATTAATACAACAATAATAACAACAAAGGTGATCCCTTGTCGATCACCGCACTCCGGGGTTTCCCCCCGGTTTTAACCCTTGTTTATTTCGCCTACGATGCCCGGAGACAGCTCCGGTTAGACCGAAGGGGACCAAGGACCATCCCAACCCAAAATCCCCCTATAAGCGGTTTAAAGCTGTGGGCCTCCCCGGTAAGCCTTTTGGGATTCTTGTAAGTGTTTTAAGAAATCGACTTAGGGGTCAGAAATTAGCAAAGGGGTATCCCCCCAAAAGGGGGTCTTAGGTTCCCCCCGTGCCCCCCTACGCGACCCCCGCCGATAACCTATGGCCGGGGGGAGGGCGTTATCGGACCCTAGTGGCCGAGGCTGCAAGTTTCTCCGCCGGGAACCCCCCCGAATGTCGGAGTCTTTGACATTCTAACCGCGTTCTGCCCCCGGTCTGATTGGGGCAGGTTCCCTACGGGAACTATCCGGCCCGGAAGTTTGGTCCTCGCGCAGTACCTTGCTAGTGGCGCAGGAACGGATAGCGAAAGTAAGGATCGACCCGATGCGCCGCACGGGTTTGGGTGGACGCGGGTTTGCAATAACCGCGCCACACGGCTACCTACAATGCGAGTAGGTGAGTAAACGCCGCTGATTCTAAACTTCGTCCGATACCCTGCCTTCTTTCTAACCTTTCCGCCCTAGCCTCTGCAACCGGAGTAAGGCGCGTCACTTTGGATCGTAGGGTATCGGCTAGGGTACATTCCCGCGAATGTGCGCCTAGCCGCTAGCCGCGTAGGCTATCGGATTCGCAAGTTTACCAAAGGTTACAATGGACTACGCTACTTTCCGCCGCGTCGCTGTCGCTTGCAACTTTGCCGCCGCGTTCAACGACAATCTGAAGTTGACGGATACGGGCAAGGTGGACGCCCGTAACTTTGCGTCGATCATGGATCACGCTGCCGTGTATAAGGTTGTCGGTTGCACCAATAAGTACGGCGGCTATCCGATGACTAGCATCCTTTGCGGGAAGGATAACATTATGATGGAAGATATCAAGGATGATGAAGGTCGAGTTATTGAGTACGGTTTCCGCTGGCGTGGTAATGAGTCGAAGGGTATTGAGGCTACGCCTGCCGCTGCACAGTACATGGAATACGCCACCGCGTATCTCCGCGAGACTTTCCCTACGCTCAACTTTGAGCGCACGGTTTCCGCTCCCGCTAAGCGGCGGCAGGATATCCCGGCGGCTATCCTCGCCACTCTGGAGATCTAACCTATCCGTCTATCCCGCAAGGGGTAGACGCTAGGGTATCCCTCACGGGGGGTATCCTAGCGTCTATCCGTTCGCACCTAACCCGGAGAAAGCCATGCAAAGTTTCCAAGTGACGGTCCTCACGGACTATGTGAAGCGCGCCCGTACCACGGGAACCCTTGCTGATGCGGCTATCGCAGCCGACTATCTGATGAAGGTTTCCGGTGCGCCCTATGCGGCCTGCATGAATGCCCTCCGCGCCAAGTACGGTATCCGCTATGCGGAGCGGGAATGCAAGGATCGTCCGTCGATCTATGTGGCGAAGAATCCCGCGAACGATCCGATCCCGGTTCGCTTTGATCGGACGATCATTAGCGAAACTAAGGTTCCCGACAATAGCGTTGCGTTGATTGCGGCTTCAATCTAAGCCATCACGGTATACCGTAGGGAAACCTATGGTATACCTTTCCGTCTGATTTCTTTCTCTCATCCGGCTATGCCGGGAAGGATAAGCAATGTACAATAGCACCACGATTGTTAAGGCTAAGGCTATGTCCGAAACTCTTTCCAAGGTTTCGTTTGACAGCCTTACCAATGACACGGCCAAGCATAACTATGAGAATATGCTTGGGATTCTCACTAGACTTTCTGTTGTTGCGGGGAACTATGAGAAGTTGTGTCATACGGATGCTAGTCTTATCCGTGCTTACGAGGATAGGATTGGTGAGTTGGAGCGTGAGATTATTCGTCTGAGGAATGAGCAGGCGAATATCAAGTGGACTAACATCAACATCTAATCGGAGGAACTCTAATGTTTGAGCTGATTGGTGGGGTGATTGGTGTTCTGTTTCTGTATGCTCTCGTTGTTTCCGTCCAAGAGAATAAGGAGATCAAGTAATGCAGCCCTTTGATGTGACTGTTGTGTTGGCTAACGACGAAATGTATAACCATCTTGTGTATTCGTATAACGATACCGAGGCTAAGCGGGCTATCTCTTTGTTCTATCGTGATAGCACTATCCTTGGTATCATCTTTGGTGCTTCTGACAAGGAGAACAAGTAATGTTTGAGTATCATGTGGTCGTGAACGGTAATAGTGTGGCATGGTTTGACACTAAGTATGAGGCCAATCGTAGTGCCGTTGAGTATGCGATGAAGAATCCCGGCTCTAATGTTTTGGTTGAGTGCTTGGAGTTTACACTTGAGCCTGAAGATACAGACGAGGATGATATCCTTACTGAGCAGAACCTTAACTACTATAACGATGTGATGGGTGAGGCTTCGCGTAGGTGGTATTCCTAAGAAAGGAAATCGACATGAAGGATACTGATTACTGGTCGAAACTTTCGTACTATAACTGGACATTCCGACAGAACAATAGCTTTGGGTATTTCATTGGGCCTGTTGAGTTTACTGTTACTGCCCGTAATGAAGACGATGCTTGGGATGCACTCACTAAGCAGCCTTGGTTTACTACAAACTATGATTGCGATTGTTGTGGAGAGCGTTGGTCTAGGTCTAGTGTTGAACAATCTTCGGAGGTATACTAATGAAGTACAAGCACACTATCTATTTACCGAAGCATGACAACGATGATACGCCCGGATCGTATCACATTGCAGATAACATTCGCAAGGAAATCATTGGTGCTATGACCCGTAACTTTAATGGTTGTAGTATCGTTGATGTGAATGGATACTGGATGAATGACCGTGGTATTGTCATGCGTGATAAGGTGTGGGCTATCTATACCATCACCGATGCTAAGACTATTGAAGGAATGATTGCATTCTACATTAGTCTTATCAAGGATTCGTTACACCAAGAGACTGTCATGTATACCATTGAGGAGGTTAACGATGTCATCTTCATGTGAGCGTGAGTATTACCCTGATCCTGATGAGATCTATGAGCAGAGGTTTGAGTATGATTCCTATGAGGGTGAGCATGATCCCCGTCTTTATGATTCATGTCCCGATGCATACCATGTAGAGGACTATGAGGATGATGAGGATGATGAGATTCCCTTTATTGAGGATGGAGATATCTAATGAAAGTTGTCGTTGTCTTTGATTATCCCGAGGTTGGTAACTCTAGTTCAGCTTTTGCTGATGATGTTATTGATGAACTTATGCTTAACCTAAAGCGTATCGGTGACAACTGGACTATTGAGGAAGCATTCGATGACTAAGTTTATCGTTAAGAAGGAGCATGACTATGACGGCATCTGGTTTATGGTCTATGTCAACGGCCAATCTATCACCGGATTTAGAGACAACATGGATGCCCATGTATATGGAGCGTGGTATACAAATCCAAATTATGCCAACCTTTCTGAACGACAGTCTGATCTACATGGTTCAAGTAATAACTCCTGATGCACCATATTGGCTGACTATCGGAGCGTTTGAAACTCCCGCACTTGCACTAACTACCCTCTGCCGAATGGTTGGGGCTACTGATACAGATCAGTAAGGTGAACCCTATGAAGCGAACAAACAAACACTATCTAGAGTTTAACCATGAAGACTATGGTTTGATTAAGGTTGAGTATAGTATTGTATGGATTATTGAAGATGATGAATGGATCTTTGATAACCTATTTATTGAATGTGTTGAGCCTGATGATTTCATTCCCATTGGTACACTCAAGTCTTATCTAGAGAATCATTGTCTTGACAACGGCTACAATGCCACAACCCCCTATGAAGGAGAGCCTAATGAAGAGATTGATTATGCTGATTGAGGTTGAGGATGATAGTCAGCAGCAGTTACTTTATGATGTGCTGCAAGAGATGATTGAAGATCGTAGTCTCATGGGCTACTTTACTTTGGTGGATCATGGTAATCCCATTGAGGATCTCCCTGATTACATGGAGTATGAGTTGAATAAGTTGTCGCCTATCATTGCAACGGAAGAGAAACTCTTTATCAAGAGAGAATCAAAGTGAAACCTAGTACCTTCTTTGTTAGTGATGATGTCTCCTTCATTAGTGAGGTGCATGATAAGTTCTTTCTTTGGATTGATGATTCAGAGAAGCGGGACAAGGCTATTGAAATGTTGAATGAGTTTGACCAGCGTACCTTTAATCGGTATTGGCTTACCGATGAAGAGGAACTTATGATTGATTCCCTTGAACATCTTGTTGAGGCTTACTGCTAATGTCTACCGATACTACTGCTATCCTTGTTGACCTGTTGTATGAGAAGATCGAACAGCGTATGAAGTTTGCTAACTATGCTACTAAGCAGGAGATGGCTGAGCTGATTACCAATCTTATTACCGATCAGATTGCTACTAAGGTTGAGTCTACTGTTGGAGATACCATTACTAAGATGGTGCTTGATGCCATTAACACAGATGATTTCCGTAAGGAGATTAACACTATGGTTAAGGATGCATGTGAGCAGGTTGTCCGTGACTATGTTGACTCTGATACCTTCAACTATATCGTTGAGGATAATGTCAACGACAATGTTCGTGAGCTGATTGAGAATGCTGTGTCCGATTGTAATGTGGAAGTGCGGGTAATCTAATGAATGATACCGCAGTCTTTACTTACTGGAAGGATTGGCTTAATGGATTTGAGATTGATGCGAGTAGGATTCCACAGTCCGACTTCATTGAATGGGTTGAGGATATGGAAGAGATTATTGGAGATGCACTCATCGACTGTATTCCCGATGAATGGGAACAGTATGAGTACGAACAGACTCCCGTTGAGGAATGGGAAGATCTGCCAAACGAAAACGACGAAGACGATTAAGGAGATTTAAATGTCTGACACTACCTTTGCTTTTGTTCTGTTTGTTATTCTTGGTGCTACCATGTGGTTCATGGTGTGGATGATTACCAAGGAGATGGATATCATTAAGGATCGGATTACTGGTCTGTCTAACTATTGTACGCTGCTTGAGAAGCAGATTAAGATGCAGAGGGAGAAGGTTATCCCCGGTATCAAGAGTAAGAAGAAGTAATCTACTGGAAGGGTGGCTGAAAAGTAGATAGAGCGCATGCCTTATAAGCGTGAATATGTGGGTGCAACTCCCGCCCCTTCCATGTTTGTCCCTGTAGCTCAATTGGATAGAGCAATGACCTTCTAAGTCATAGGCTATAGGTTCGATCCCTATCAGGGATGTTCCTTGTAGACCAACAAATCCCTCATGCGTTATGATATACAGCGCGACTTTCAACCCGCCAAGGTATCATAAAATAAAGGACATGATTAAACTAGGAGTATAAGTTCTGATGGGTCTTATACTTTACGGCATCGTAGTCCAATGGCAGAGACACTCGACTTAAAATCGACCAAGTGTGGGTTCGACTCCCACCGATGCTATTGGGCTGGTAGCTCAATAGGTAGAGCAGTTGACTTTTAATCAATTGGTTGAGAGTTCAAGTCTCTCCCGGCCCACTCTTTAGAAAGGATTGTAATGGGTCTTGATACTTATGCGTATGTAGATAAGGAACCGATGGCTGATACTTTGTTTCCCGAGAGTTGTATTCATCTTTGCGGTGGTATGTTTAGTGGTGGTGGCTCCTCCTTCAGAGGTAAGGTATACAATAGTTTTATTGAGTCAATCTCAGGCGTGACTTTGTATACCGAGAAGATGTCTAACGAGGATCTCAATATGATTGTTGACTCACTCAAGAACATCATTGATTCCTATGACAAGGATAGTCACAAGGATTACAATGATATGAATTACTTCTACGAGTACTGTGTTACTGTTGCTGAGGTGAAGGCTTTGTACGCATGGTTTAATACTGTCAAGGAACATAACGGTTTTGTTGTGGGTTGGTGGTAAACAAAAGGAACTACATGATTATCTCTACGAGAACGCAGACTGTTGGTGATGTGAATGACTACTGCATTATGCAGGGTATCTTGAGTAAGAACATTACTACGGGTGAGATTGAGGTTGCCTTGTCTCTCATAAAGATGGATGGGGAGATGGGCTTTACTTGCATTAAGCAGCAGAAGCTTACCAAGAATGACATCAATAACCTTAGCATGGTTCTTTACTACTTACAGAGTGACTATGAGCGAGCAGAAAAAGAAAACCGAAAAGAGTGTGGACAAGGACAAGCCCAAGAAACCACGGCTTGATCCTTATAAGCGGAGTAAGGTACGCGACAATGATCGTCATGGTCGCTACGATGAAGATGATACCTATTAAAGGAAACTAATGGCTCACAATATTACGGATACTGATGGCGCAGTCTTTCATAAGGAGGCTGCATGGCACGGGCTTGGCGTTGTGATTAATGAGGAGATGTCTCCGACCGAGGCTATGAATATTGCTGGTCTTAATTGGGATGTCTTTAAGGTTGGCCCTGTTAGTGCGGGTGATGCTGAGTCTGATGAGTACAATGCTATTGTGCGTGGTAATACCAATACTATCCTGTCGATCCAGTCTCCTGACTACAAGATCATCCAGAATAGTGAAGTGTTTGACATGGCCTATCATCTTGGTGACAAGATTCAGGTTGAGTCTGCGCTGTCTATGAATGGTGGTCGCCGTCTGGTTGTCCTTTGCCGTACTGGTACTATGCATGGGGCTGGTGGGCGCGATCCGATTGAGAAGTATATGGCTCTCATCAATAGCCATGATGGTACGCTTGCCATGTCTGCCCTTCCTACTAGTGTGCGTATCGTGTGTCAGAATACTCTGAGCATGGCTATGGCTGCGGGTATGAAGAAGTCTTTCCGCATCGTGCATACTGGTGATATGAAGAAGAAGCAGGATGCTATGGCTGATGCCCTTAAGTTCTATGCTAAGACGGGCCAGCTGTTTGAGGAGAAGGTTGATACGCTTGTCCGCAAGGAGCTTACTAAGTCTGACATTCAGAAGTTCTGGATGGATGTGTGGGGTATGATTGAGGAGCCTATCGTTACCAATCCTCAGTCTGAGTCTGAGTATGCCAACTACCTGAAGGCTACTACTACGATTGCTAAGTGGGCTGAGGTGTTTGATACTGAGCGGCAGCAGCTTAGCACGACTGCTAATCTCTGGCTTGCTGCTAACGCTGTTACCAATGAGGTTCAGCATCGTATCCCTGCCCGTGGTAAGAAGCCTACCTTTGAGTCATCCGCTTATAGCAATCTCATGGGTAAGAATCAGGACACCACGATTGATGTTATGAAGTACGCTCTAACCCTTGCTTAAGGAGAACACTATGGCTAATAAGAAGAAGACTAAGGTTGTTAATTATCAGAAGCTTTATTATGATTTGTTAAATAGTACTGATGCTTGTCTTGCAGATCTCTTAGATATTAAGGGTCGTATATTTGCTGGAGATATTACCTATGCTGATCTTCAGGAAGAGTTAAACGCTGTGTACTATAAGTTATCTGGTAAGATGGACATTCTTGAAACCCTTGAGGATGGTGACTAATGAATATCTTTGTGCTTGATAATTGTCCAGAGTTTGCGGCCAAGTACCAATGCGATAAGCATGTGGTTAAGATGGTTCTTGAAACGGCTCAGCTTCTATGCTCTGCCCATGAGACTGCTCCTTATAAGCGTACTCACTACAACCATCCTTGTGCTGTCTGGACTAGATCAAGCATGGGTAATTACGATTGGCTTGTGCATCATGGGCTGGCACTTGCACGGGAGTACACCTTCAGGTATAATAAGATTCACAAGAGTACTGAAGTCATCGAATGGGCGTGGCAAAACAAGCCTAACATACTAGACCTTGGCTTGCTTCCCTTTGCTCAGGCTATGCCAGATCAGTACAAGAATCCTAATGATGCTGTGTCTGCCTACCGTAATTACTACATGAATGAGAAGGCTCGTATTGCTACATGGACTAAGACCGAAACCCCGTACTGGTATGTAGTGGAGGTGTTTAACAATGTACATTGACAGAAACCATCCTGAGCCAAGCAGCTATGAGTGTAGTTGCTTTACCTATCAAGACCCTGTTGATACTCTCTGTTCTCATTGTCGTAAGATTAGACTTGATTGGGAGCAGGGACAGAAGGCGTTAGATGAATTGGCTAGGTTAGATGAAGAGCTTGATCTTATGCATGAACAATTTAGATATCACGAATACCTTCGGTTTGATATCTGGACTAAGGAATTGCATGATGATCAGTATTACGCATCGGTGTTGGATTATGTAAAGAAGAAACTTGAACCTTACAGGAGGAAGCCTAATGCCAAGAATGTGGGAACAACTGACTCCGCAGGAACAGGAACATAGAACTAAACTACAAGTAATTGGTGAGGAAGATATGCTTGTGCTTTCTGAGCGCAAGTATTGGGAAACCTATGAAGCCAATCCAGATGAGGGTTTGCCTGAGCAGACTCTAATGGATGCGTGTGTCATTCACCTGACCCCTTACTATCAGCAATGGATTGATACCGTATCTCAGAATAGAAAGACTCCTGATTGGGCCTTCCCTTTGTTTGCCGTTGGTGCAGCAAAGATGGCAGACATTACTGTTCGTGCTTTGATTCTTGAGTGGTTCAATGCCTCGCTCTGGGACAGGAAGTATGAGAATGATTTGTTTCCATTGCCTACAGCGCAGCACATTGCCCATGTTATTTCTGAGATGGTGATTGAGATCGTTGCATATCAGCAGGCTAAGAAACAATTCAAGCAGGATTGGTTGAAGCAGTCGCACTACCAAAAGAAGTGGACACCTAAGCGTTGTCGCGCCTTTGCATATAAGGTAGGTACTCTCAATAAGAAACAGTTTACTAGAAAGCAGCGAGAAGATTTCGGACACCACATGCTACGAATTGCTGAGATGTCTGAGATCATCGTGCTTAAGAACATTAGAAAGCATACTGGCAAGCGTTGGTCTGAGCGTGTGGTTGTTTCCTTTACTGATGACATTCTTAAGGAGTTGCATAAGCGACACCGTGATGTGATTGCTAAAGCTGCATTACTGTACCGTCCTATGCTTGTGCCTCCTGTGCCACACACTATCGACAATAGTGGTGGTAATCTTCTGCCCTATGTGCGTAAGCCTGTGGTGCAGAAGTTCAAAGACTTGATGTGGGATGAGAAGATTGTGCAGCGTGGTAGTACACCATCTCAAGTGGTGATTGATGGTCTTAATGCATTGATGCATACTGAGTGGGCCATCAATACCAAGGTACTTGAAGTGATGGAGAATCTATTCAAGAACAACACAAGAGATGCTAACCTACCAGCGTATGAGTTCTCAGCGTTTGACTTTGCCGATCCTTATCCAACTGATGGAACAAAGGAAGAGCAAGCCAAGTGGTGTCAGAAGAAAGAGGAAGCATACTCTTCATGGTACAAGGAAGAAAGATCGCGTGGTCGTATGCTTGTCAGGCTTCAGCTTGCCAAGCAACTGGCCGAGTACAAGTTCTTCTACCAGATTTATACATGTGACTTTCGTGGTCGTGCTAATGCTGCCTGTGATCTGTTGTCTCCACAATCAGGAGACTTTGATCGTGGTCTGATTATGTTTGCTGAGCCACGCAATCAAACCCCAACTGGTAAGTACTGGCTTAAAGTTCATGTTGCCAACCTATTTGACCAAGACAAAGTTCCCTTTGATCAGCGTGTCAAGTGGGTCGAAGACAACATGGATATGTTCAAGCGTATCAATGAAGATCCATATGAACACCGCAAGTTATGGGTGTCAGACAAGAAGAAAAAGAATCCTAGTTTCCAGCGTATCGCTGCCATCTTTGATCTATGCAGAACCGATGGGCTTACCCAGATTCCTGTACAGATGGATGGATCATGCAATGGTGTGCAGCATTGGGCTGCTCTCATGCGTGACGAGGTACTGGCAAAGAAGGTTAACCTTGTTAGTGTGACCAAGCCAGAAGATCTGTATCAGTATACTGCTGATATGATGAGCGAGGCTATGGCTTCTGTTAAAGATGAAGACTCAAACAAAGGGCGGTGGGCTACCCGATTCATTGAACATTGGGGAGACAAGATTGATCGGTCTGTTTGCAAACGGGCTGTGATGACTGATCCCTATGGCGTAACCTTCTACGGTATTCGCAGATATTGTAAGACGGAAGGCCACCTTGATTGGGTAGGTAAGGAAGAGATTGCTGGCGCTGTGGCTGAGCTTGCTACCTTTATCTTTGATGCTCTGAAGGGTACATTGGTTGAGGCTAACAAAGGTAAGGCATGGCTTAAGCATGTTGCTGACATGGCTAGCGAGACAGGTAAGAATGTTGAGTGGACTACGCCTTGTGGATTCAAGGTTGTCCACCAGTACTACGAGATTATGACTCGTCGTTCAGTAGCCAAGCTGTTCGACATGAAAGAGTTACACTTTGGCTCACCCGATAAGGAATCTATTGATGGAACTTCAGTTAATTTGGCTATCTCTCCAAACTACATACACTCGTTGGATGCGAGTCATATGTGGTCTACCATCAGACGAATGATTGATTCAGGTATTACACAGTTTAGTATGATCCATGATTCGTATGGTTGTCCTGCTCCCGATGTTAATCTAATGAGAGCATACACCAACGAAGAGTTTCACAAGATGCATCAATTGAATCTGCTTGATGTTATGCGAGATGAAGTCTCAGCAAAACTAGGCATTGATGTACCAGAGACACCACCTACTGGCTCGTACAATATAAACCGTGTGCTTGATGCGGAGTACTTCTTCCAATGAAAGGCAAGATCTACCGTGTCAATAGCGAAGGTGCTATGGAGGAAGCTGTTAAGATGTTCATTCAATTAGCCGCATCCAAAAAGAAACGAAAGAACATTTCCTTTTGGTTTCCTAATGAACAATTTAGCGACATGTTCTTACGAGCTGCTTATACAGACTTCTCGTTCAAGAATATTCCTCCTCAGCCTGACATGAACATTAACATTTACATTGAAGGAAGCGACAAAGATGACGATCTGGAAACCGAACAAGATGCTTAACGGTAAGAGCTGGCGTTGGGGTGATCTGTATGATTCGTGGAATCAGACACAGAAGGATCACTTTGATGGTATCGTTGATGTCTATGCACCGCAGCCAAATGGCATGCCATCCATAGCACAGCAATGGAAAGAAGATTACAAACGGAGACACCGTAAATGAGTAGGGTATTAGTTGTTGGAGATACTCACTTTCCTGCCGTGCTTGACGGCTACCTTTCTTTTGTCAAGGAAGTAAAGAAAGAATACAAGTGTGATCGTGTTGTGCATATCGGTGATGTCATTGACCACCATTGCATTTCATTCCACACTAAACACCCGGATCATCCCGGTGCTGTAAGTGAATACAAGCAGGCAGTAGAGTGCATCAAAGAGTGGAAGAGTTCATTCAAGAACTTAGTTGTCACGATTGGCAACCACGATGATAGAGTGCGAAGGATCGCTGGTGATGCTGGTATCCCTGACTTTTATCTGAGAGGTTTCAATGAAATTTATAACACAACTTGGCAATGGATTAAGAACATCACTATTGATGGTGTGTTTTATTATCATGGTCTTGGGGGTGGCGGCTTGTATCCTGCTTTTAACACTGCTAAAGCTATGGGTATTTCTGTGGTTGCTGGTCATCATCACTCTTGCGCCGGAATCAACTGGCAAGTTAGTCCGCTTCATGCAATCTTTGGAATGAATGTCGGCTGTGGTGTAGACCGCAAGCACCTTGCCATGAAGTATGGCGAAGACCATATCAAGAAGCCCGTGATTAGTTGCGGTGTTGTCATTGATGGCAAGCCGTACATGGAAATGATGGAACTTTGAATAACCAACCCGATGGTTGGGGCTATAGATAATATCTATTTATTAGAAAGGAGATACTAAAATGTCCGACACTACTACAGAAACTCAGACTGCAACACAGGAACAGGTTCCTGCAATCCGTAGCGATAGCGTAGTTGCTTACCTGAGTGGAATGGCTAGCGCACTAAGCGCAATCGTTAACGACCTGAATACTCAGGTTGCTCAGATTACCGAGTCAATGAATAAGGAAACCAATAATGGTTAATAAGAAGATGAAGAAGATGCCGCCGTTTGTTACCGAGGTTGTCGATGTTAAGTGGAGTAATCTACTTAAGCCCGACACAGCTTTCGGTGAGGCATCTGCCAATCATAACATTACTGTTGTGATTACCAAGACACTTGAGAAAGCCCTTGCTGACATGCTCAAGAAGTCTGGTGCTAAGAAGATCAACGGTATCATGGAGAAGGATGGCATCAAAACTCTGAAGGCTAAGAGCCGTGTGTTTGTCGAGCAGGGCAAGTTTCCCTGCGTAGACTCTCAGGCTACTGAGACTGATGCTGTTCCATTCGGTGGCGATAAGGTCAGGCTCAAGCTTGCACCCGCTGTCTTGTCCCGTGATAACAGTCTTAGCCTGTATCTGAATGGTATTCAGATCGTTGAGAAGAATGCCAACAATATGACAGGCACTGGTAGCAGCGGGTTTGACGCTGTTGATGGTGGGTTTGTTGGCGCAGTCGCTTCTAAGCCTGCGCCCGAAGTCGAAGAGACTGAGGACGAAGACCTTCCCTTCTAATGGAATGGAAGTTTAATATCAATCCGGTTGCCGCATCCCGGCCACGGGTTGGTAAATGGGGCGCATACTACACAGGAACCTATAAGGATTTCCGAGAGGAAGCCACGGGTATTGTGTATGATGTTCTTGGTAGTAACTTTACGCCTCTCTCTGGAGAGTTAGCTGTAAGCATAGAGCTATATGTGAAGCGACCCAAGACCACTGAAAGAGGATGGCCGAAGGCAGATATCGACAACTTTGCCAAGGCAGTCTTAGATGTAATGAATGGAAAGATCTGGGACGATGACTCTCAGATAACTACACTACATGTTTCTAAGCAGTGGGCCTCTAAAGGAGAAGACGGATACTTTGTGTTATCCGTTAATGACAATTGAAAGTGGAGGGGTTAATTCCCCTCCGCTTTTTTCTAAAGGAGAACAATGTACGAACATATTTCAGTTGAATTAATCGACAAGATGGGATCAGACAATACGGTTGTCGATGCTGCTAGAGTGTCGTTCAGCAAAGAAGCTGCCAACTACACAGAAGAGCAGAACACCAAGCTTATTAAATACTTGGCAAAGCATAATCACTGGAGTCCTTTCGCTCATTGTACTCTTCAATTCAGAATTAAGGCTCCCATCTTTGTTGCCCGACAATTGCAGAAGCATCAGGTCGGGTTTGCTTGGAATGAGGTAAGCCGACGATATGTTGATTATGATCCCACCTTTTGGAATCCTAAAGGTAATTGGAGAAAGAAAGCTGACAACAAGAAGCAAGGATCTATGGATGATCTTGTCGATGATCCTTTGGAATCACAAGATGTTTTTGAGGATGCCATGCGATATTGTCTGCTTACTTATAATCTTATGCTTGCCAATGGTGTGTGCCCGGAGCAAGCTCGTTCTGTATTGCCGCAGTCAATGATGACTGAGTGGTACTGGACGGGATCTCTGTACGGCTTTGCCCGTGTGTGCCAGCTGCGGCTTGATTCCCATGCCCAGAACGAATGCCGACAGGTTGCCATGTGTCTCAATGAGGCATGCGCCGAAGCATTCCCGATATCTTGGAAGGCTCTCAATGGAACGCTGGCATGACTTGGCAAGACATATCGCAACGACTGTCAACAGGGACAGAGCGCATGTGTCTCTCATTGTTAGAAAGAATCAGCTCCTCGCGGTTGGTACAAACAACTGGAAGACACACCCTAAGACTGTTGAGTTTGGGTATATGTACCCTTACCTTCACTCCGAGCTTGATGCGTTTAGGAAGATTAAAGTACCACAAGATAAGCTCGTCCTTTACAACTACCGCTTCAGCAAGACGGGAAAGCTAGGGATGTCTAAGCCGTGCAAGTTCTGCATGCCTTGGTGTTCCCATGTATTTGATCGAATCGTTTACTCTAACGAGGAAGGTAAGATTATTTATGGATGAAAAAGATATTAAGATAGCTTTGCTTACCGCCGAGCGCGACGAGGCGAGGAGGGAAGTGTGTGAGTGCAAATGCAGCCCACCAAAGACTCCATTCTTTGGAGCGCCACAAGAACTAGCAGAACTGAACGGTTGGGATTGCTTCAAGGATCACAAATGAGTGACGATCCCTTATCTCAGGTTGTTCAAGAATTAGAGTGGGTAGTTAAGGAAAGAGATGATGCTCGTCGTGAACTGGTAGCTTATGATGCTATTCATGGTAGGCTTTCCATTCCCGATGCAGCAAGAGCAAGAGGATGGGGTTACTTACTTAAGGACAACACCATATGAAAACTAAAACACTAATCGAACTTGAAGAAATGGTTTACGATCTTGCTGTGATGAGTCATAAGATCGGTCGCATCGAAACTGATGGCACATCGACGCAAGCAAAGTATGACAAACTTGTTAATGACCGCGACTCATTAAGGAATGAGATCGCTGGTGTGTTCAGAAACCTAAAGAATCCCTACTCAACCGAGCTTGGTTGGGGTAAAGGAAAGGATGAATAATGGAAACTAGAGAAACGAATGAGTGGTTGAAGATGAACTTTCCCGTTGGTTCTGGTCCAGAGATTACTGTTGGGCATGACTTACTTCCATCAGATAGATACTACATGGAAGTAGACTTCTCCGCAGAGAACGATTATGCATACTGTATGATCTACGAGTCGATGAATTCTGACGGCTTACGCACTAGCCAAGATGAGCCTGTGGTTGCATTCACTTTATCTCAGGATCTTCTCCTGACTATGGTGCGTACAATCAATGCGATCAAGCCACGACATCTACACCGCTTTGAGGAAATTTAATGAATGAGTTTATTTCAAAAGAAAACGGAATGTCCGCGCTGCGTAGGTAAAGGTGAGGATCGTAGCGGTGATAACCTTGCCGTGTACGACGATCATGTTTATTGTTTCAAGTGTGGATACCACCGTAATACAAAAGGAAAAGAGATGACTGATGTTATGGAAACGACACCTAAAGAATTTAAGGTTATCACTGGCTCTTACATTGATCTTGAGGATCGTGGTATTACGGAGAAGACTTGCCGACTGTATGGCTATCAGGTAGCCAAGGTCAACGGCAAAGAAGTACATGTCGCTAACTACTACCAGAATGGTGAGATGATCGGCCAGCATCTGCGTGGACCTAACAAGCAATTTGCTTGGCGTGGTTCTGCTAAGGGTGCTGAACTGTATGGTCAGAACCTATGGAAGACAGGTGGTAAGCGACTTGTAATTACTGAGGGTGAGATTGACTGCATGACTGTCAATCAGGTACTTGGTGGTACATGGCCCGTAGTCTCCATTCCCAATGGAGCGCAGTCTGCTGCCAAGTCTATCCGTGATAACCTTGAGTTCATCAATTCATATGCAGAGGTTGTCCTTTGCTTTGATATGGATGAGCCGGGTATCAAGGCTGCTAATGAGGTGGCTGAACTGTTGCCTCCGGGTAAGTGCAAGATTGCCAAGCTTCCCTATAAGGATGCTAATGAGTGTCTTGTTAATGCCCAGACTAAGCAGCTTGTGTCTGCTATCTGGGAAGCCCATCAGTATTCTCCCGATGAGATCCTGCATATCTCTAAGATCGTGGATACTTCTGAGACAATCACAGCATCTAAGGTTTACCCCTTCCCATATGATGGACTATCCGAGTTCCTCATTGGGCAGCGTGGTGGTGAGATTACCCTATGGGCATCAGGTACAGGCTCAGGCAAGTCTACTATCTTGCGTGAGCTGATGATGCACCATCTATCAGAGGGTCGCAGCGTAGGCTGCATCATGCTTGAGGAGTCTCCGCAAGAGACTATGGATGACATGATTAGTCTTATGCTTAACAAGCCAGTCCGTGCTATCCGTGCCTGCCGCATGATGAATGAACTGCGGGTACAGATGGGTAAGAACCCAATCAATATGCAGATGATTGATGATCTTACTGATGACGAGTACTACACTGCTAAGCGTAAGCTAAGTGAGACTAGCTTCTATATCTACGACCACCTTGGCAACAACGCAATGCAGAATCTACTTGCTCGTATGGAATTCATGGCTGTATCGCTTGGTGTTCAGGTCATTGTACTTGACCATATCACGGCAGCTGCTGCTGGTCTGATGGGTATGCATGACAAGGATGTAGAGGGTGGCGGTTCAGAGCGTATCATTATTGATACACTTATGAAGGAACTACGCGCCTTGGCTGTCCGAACTGGTGTGCATATTGACATTGTATCTCAGCTCAAGAAGTCTGAGAAAGCCTATGAGGAAGGTGATCGTATCACGCTGCAAGATCTTCGTGGATCAGGTGCGCTTGCTAGTGTACCTAACACAGTGGTTGCACTAGAGCGTGACAGACAGAATGCTGATGACAAAATTGCTAATACTACTATTGTGCGTGTACTTAAGAATCGACTGACAGGTAGAGCAGGAATTGCTGCTACCTTATTCTATGACCATACTACAGGTCGCCTCAAAGAGATTGGCTTTGCCGTTGCTGAGGATGGCTCGTTAGTATTTGAACCAGAGGAGAACTAAATGAAAGTATGCGTCCTTGACATCGAAGGTAACGGATTAGGAGAGCTTGTGCTTGACAGCAAGGGCAAGCCATATACAGAAGCTACAAGAGTTTTATGTGCCGCAACGAAGGTCAATGACGAGGAACCCATCCTTTGGTTAGAACACCAGATGAAAGATCTGGTCAAGTACCTTAGTGAGATGCCCGTAATTATCGGGCACAATATCTGGGGCTACGATTTTCCCGTAATGCGTAGACTGTACGGGATGGCGCGACCGAAATGCATTGTTGATACTTTAGTTATCAGCAAGTTAATGTATCCAGATATCAACAATCATCCTATTGGTGATAACTCGCTGGAGTCTTGGGGCAAACACTTAAAGTTTCCCAAGATGGATTACACTGGAGGCTGGCAGCAATACTCAGATGAGATGGGTACTTACTGTTTGCAAGATGCCCGCTTAGGCATGGCTATCTATCAAGCACAGAAGTCATTCATCACTAAGAACAAGGAGCTTGTTCGGTTTGAGAGTAGTGTGTCTGAGGTTTTAATGGAGCAAGTCGAACATGGATTTAATTATGACCGCGATGCTGGAGATCGGTTGTATCAAACACTTATGCTTGAGAAGCTTGGTATCGAAGATGAAATGCGTCAGATCTTTCCTGACCGAATCATCATCCGACACTCAGAGAAGACAGGCAAGAGGCTGAAGGACAAGATCGAAACCTTCAATCCCGGTAGCCGACAGCAGATTGCTGCTCGTCTAACTGATAAGTATGGGTGGGAGCCACCGCTAACTGACAAGGGTAATCCAAAGGTAGACGAAGCAGTGCTTGCTACTCTTGAATACCCCGAAGCAAAGAAGCTGACTGAGTACTTTAACACGGTCAAGCTTATGGGTATGGTTGAGGATTGGAACACCAGAGCAAACAACAGCAGAGATACCCGTATCCACGGTAACATCAATGCACAAGGTGCTGCTACTGGTCGTTGCACACACAGCCAACCTAACATTGCACAGGTTAGTGGTGATCATCGTGCAAGAGAACTGTGGGTTGCAGACCCCGGTGATGTAGTTGTAGGTGCAGACTTATCTGGCCTTGAGCTGCGTATGCTTGCTCACTTCATGGCGAAGTACGACAATGGTGAATATGCAAAGGTTCTACTAACCGGAGACATTCATACCCACAATCAACATGCTGCTGGTTTGTCTAGTCGTTCCTTAGCCAAGTCATTTATCTATGCTTATCTCTACGGTGCTGGTGATAAGAAGATTGCTTTGGTTTGTGACTGCTCTGTATCTGATGCTCGTAAGTTACGCGAACGGTTTCAGAAAGAAATCCCTGCACTTGCTAAGGTTCAGGATGCTGTTCGATTTGAAACTGTCAAGACAGGTAAGGTACGACTGCCTGATGGTAGACAGGTTCCGGTACGCAGCGAACACGCAGCCCTTAACACCCTGCTGCAAGGCTCAGGAGCCATCGTAAGTAAGTACTGGATGGTAGAGGCCAGCAAGGAAGCGATGCGCCACAGGGCACACCAGCTGGCCTATATCCATGACGAACTACAATACTCTTGTCCTAAGTCTTGTGCCGACGATTTCGGCAAGGCTGTTACTGCTGCTGCAACCAAGGCAGGAGAGTTACTTAATCTAAACATTCGTATTGATGCCGAGTATCGTGTCGGCAATACTTGGGCAGAAACCCATTAAGGAGTTACAATGGAAGGACTAACGATTTATATTGCAGGACCGATGCGAGGATATCCAAGCCACAACTTTCCTGCATTCTATAATGCGGAACAGAAGTGGCTAAAGAATCCAATGGTCAAGCGTATCTTTAATCCAGCAAGGATGGATGAGGATGAGGGCTTTGATCCTAGCACGGCTGAAGATTCAAAGGATCATCTCCGCTCATGCATGGAAAGAGACATCAACGCAATACTGGCATCGGACGCTTTAGTTATGCTTCATGGATGGGAACATTCAGAAGGTGCAAGAGTTGAACATTCACTCGCAACCTATCTAAAGATGCCTATCTATTATGAAAGTTAAGGCTGAGATTGCGTTCTACGATTTCAAGCCGCTCCAGAAAAAATGGTATTACATCGTTCGTTTACTTTCTTGGAGCCGTCATACTCATGCTCATATTGAGTTCAATATAAATAAACCATTTGCTTTTATTGTTACTCACAACAATCCCATACGCGCCCTAAAGTTGGAGCTACTACTACAGATGGGAGTGAAGAAGTATTACTCTTATGATTTAGGCGAACTGGATATGAATGAACTTGATATTTCCTACGCCAGTAATTATGAGAAGCCTAATATTTGGAAGATGATTGCTTATCAAATTGGTGGTAAGTTTCTTGGAATGAAACAACCAGCCAGCTGTATCACTTTCATCTGTGATTACTTACGATTCAAAGGTTGGGAAACTCCTTACCTTTTTACACCTAAAGAACTATGGGAGATTCTACATG